GATGGTTATGTAGGTGAAGACTACGAAGATACATATTCACCAATTATGGAAGCTGAACCAGGTACATTTGAACAGCTACCTAGTGGCATGGACTTTAAAAGTTTTGAGCCTAACCACCCAACCTCTGCATTTGAAGCATTTGAAACAGCTATTCTTAGAGGTATAGCAAGCGGTTTAAACATCAGTTATCACTCATTAGCTAACGATTTAAGTTCAGTTAATTACAGCTCTATCCGAGCAGGATCTTTAGAAGACCGCGCACAGTTTGGAGTTATACAAGAATTTGTGATTGCACACTTTATAGAGCCAATATTTAGAGAATGGTTAGAAATGGCTATGACAACTAATCAGATCCCTATGCCTATAACACGATTTGATAAATTTGCAGACTCAACTACGTTTATTCCAAGATCCTGGAGTTATGTAGATCCACAAAAAGAGATCCAGGCTAACATCTTAGGTCTTAAATCAGGACAAGTGACCATGAGTGATATACAAGCGGCATACGGTCGTGATGTAGAAGAACTATTTGAACAGCACGACAGAGAAACTAAATTAGCAGAGCAATACGGTGTAACAACCGCATTTCAGCCTTTTGGCGCGCAAACAACACCAGTTGAACCAGAGTTACAAGGTGCAGATGATGAATAAGCAGTTGAGGTGGGATCATTTACTACAAATGATGAGCAAAATACAGACGTTGGGCGCACTCTCTATCGTCTTGTTTTCTTTAGGACTAAGGGTTTTTGCTGTTCTGCAAGGGGTAAAAAGTGTCTGAATTACATAACAGAGAAACTAATTTTCCTGCATCTGGCGATGATCAGAAGATAAGTTTGCGTAATTCTAAATATAAACAGTTTGATTATGATTATGTTTTAGATCTAAAAAACAATCATAAGAGTATCTGGAGCGCAGGTGGCAACACAAGGGGTAGTGATGCCTTTACCTTATGGGGCAGAGCCAGGCAAGGATCTGAAACACAAGGCGTTCTAGATTGGATTAAAGAACGCGAAGCCTGGGCGGCCAGACACAGTGTTAATGATGGCAATGCTTTCGTTGGAACAGACAAAGAACCTAACGTGTCAAATGTTGCAGGCATTGTAGCCTTAATGAAATGGGGTGTAGTAAACCCAAAGTTAGGTACAGGTGAAATGAAAAAAATCATCAATCAGCTTAAACGTAAGTTAGCTGATAGAGGTGAAACAGTTTTTATAGAGGAATCTATAGAAAGCGAGCCTAACGGCTCTAATTTAAAACTTAAATCCAAGGAGACAGATATGGACGAAAGAACGGAAGAACGTCACATATTAGCTGTAGAAGAAGATGCTGATTCTTACAACGTAAAGTTTGCAAAAGCAGAAATTGTAGAAGATATAGAATCTAATTCGTACGGCGATGATGAAGACGAGGAAAAGCGTTTTGACAAAGACGAAACCAACTACCGTTCCATTGATTTATCCAGGGCAGAAATGATTAATGAGGACAAGAGAACTGTTCGCATTGCTCTTTCTTCTGAGGAACCTGTGGAACGTAGTTTTGGAATGGAGGTGCTAGACCATTCCCCTGGCTCAGTTGATATGAGTTGGGCAAGAAGCGGCAATATGCCTGTTTTACTAGACCATGATACGACTAGGCAAGTAGGTATTGTTGAGGATTTTAATTTAGACGGTGCTACTAATAGGACATTAGCAACGGTGCGTTTCGGAAGAAGCGAACTAGCACAAGAAACCTGGAACGATGTTTTGGACGGTATTAAGCGTTCAGTCAGTGTCGGCTACAGAATTAACTCTATGGTAAGAGACGAATCTGCGGAAGACACAACCTATAGGGCCAATTGGACTCCTATGGAAGCAAGCCTAGTTTCACTCCCTGCTGACACAAACCCTATGGTGGGTGTTGCCAGGTCAAAAGATAGTGCAGAGGCGCAAGCCCCTGTTGATATAAACAATTCTATTAAGGAAAAAACAATGGAAGAAAATAAAACTCCAGAAGTTGATTTAGACGCTCTTAGATCTGAAACCGCAGTAAGCGTTAGATCTGAAGTTGCTAAAGAAGCAAAGGAAATACTTGCATTAGCTACTAAACACCACAAACGTGATTTAGCTGATGTATCAATAGCGGAAGGACATTCACTAGAGCAATTTAGAGGAATCCTTCTTAATCAAATAGCAGACGATAAGCCACTAGAAACACCAGTAGCAGAAGTTGGACTAAACGACAGAGAAAGAGGCAGTTATTCTTTTTTAAATGCGATTAGAGCGGCATCTAGCGGTGACTGGTCAAATGCAGGACTAGAAAGAGAGATTTCTAATGAAATCGCTTCTAGAACTGGTAAAGAAGCTAGAGGTTTCTACCTACCTATGGACATAGGTTGGGGCCAAAGGGATCAAACTGTTGGAACTAACTCACAAGGTGGGTTCTTAAAAGGAACAGAACACCTGGCTAATGAGTTCATTGGTGAAGTCTATGCTAACTCAGTAGTTGCACAATTAGGCGGCAGAGTTATGACTGGTTTACAAGGTGACATAGCGATTCCAAAGCTATCTGCATCTGTAACCAACACAGCTTTTGTTGCTGAAGGATCTGCACCAAGTGAAGGCGCGGCAACTTTCGCACAAGTCACAATGGCACCTAAGACTTTAGCTACATTCGTTGACTACACAAGAAAACTAGCATTGCAATCGGATCCTTCTGTTGAGCAAATACTAAGAAATGACGTAGTACAAACTATGGCGGCTAAGATAGACCAAGTTGCTATAAACGGCGGCGGTTCTAATGAGCCTTCTGGTATCTTGCAAGAATCAGACACTAATGTTGTTGCCATAGGTACTAACGGTGGTGCTGTTACTTACGCCAAAGTTGTAGACATGGAAGCGGCTATAGCGGCTGATAATGCCTTAACTGGTACTTTAAACTTTGCAACGACTCCTGGAGTACAAGGTGCAATGAGACAAATACCAAGACAAGGTTCAGGTGTTGAAGGTAACTTTATCCTAAACGATAGCAACTCTATTTTAGGACATAACGTAACTGTTTCAACTAACGTACCTAGTACCCTAACTAAAGGATCTACTTCTGGTACTTGCCATGCACTTATATTAGGTGACTTTGGTCAAGTAATGATGGGATTCTGGTCAGGTGTTGATGTGGTTGTTGATAGTTCAACATTAAGCACTTCTGGTGGAACTAGAATCGCGTTCTTCCAAGATGTTGATGTTGCAGTAAGAATACCTAACGCTTTCGCGGCGATTAAGGATATTACTGTTTAATTATTTTGATTTGAGGGGAGTTCGCTCCCCTCTCTCAAAGGAGTAACAATGGCACAAATAAAAATGGATCAGGATGCCTACATTAGAGGAATCATGCGCAAGAAAAATGACGTTGTAGAAGTGTCTTCTGCGGAAGCAAGACAATTCACAAGCAACGGCACAGCAAGCGATGTTTCTGATAAACCACAAAAGACAGCTACTAAAGCAGTCAAAAAGGCACCTAGTAAAAAGGCTAAGTAATGGTACTTGAATCGTCAGCAGATTTAGCAGGTTACTTTGATACAGATGCACATGGTACTGCGGCTACTATCACTATAAATGGTAGCGGCTCTAGTATTAATGTCATTTTAAACAAAGAATACTTTGCTATAGATCCTGGATTGGGAATGGAAGTTGAAGGAACACAACCTGTATGCACAGGAAGATCCGCAGACATGACCAATGTAGAGATCGGCGATACGATTCTAATCAGTTCTGTTACTTATAACATTATCAATGTTCAGCCAGATGGCGTAGGTGTTACTGCGTTAGTCTTAGAGGAGCAATAGTGTCACACGTCAGGCAACAATTAAGAGAAAGAGCGGCTACAACCCTAACAGGGTTGACCACTACTGCATCTAGAGTTTACCAATCCAGAGTTTACCCTCTTGGAGCGGCTAACTTGCCTGGTTTGTTGATCTATACCAAATCTGAGGATAGCGAAGCGGTAACTATGTCAGGGGCAAGAACACTTTTAAGAAACTTATCTTTAGTTATTGAAGGCTATGTAAAAGCAGTTAGTAATTATGACGATACTGTGGACACGATAGCAAAAGAAGTAGAAACGGCTATGGGTAATGATGTCACGCTTAACAGCCTGGCTAAAAACTCTTATCTAGAATCTACTGAAATTGAATATGACGGCGAAGGTGAAAAACCATTAGCTGTGATATCACTAACGTACAGAGTTGAATACATGACTAAAGAAAATGCACCACAAACGGCGGTGTAAGGAGTAGATATGGCAGTTTTATATTCTCCAAATGGCAAAGATAGCATTGATGCACACGTAAGCCAGGTGGAGTATTTAATTAGTAAAGGTTGGACTGAGGAGAAATCCAAGTCTGTAAGTAAAAAAAATAAAAATAGCGAGGAATAGAAATGGCAACACACGCAGGGAAAGAAGGCTTAGTAAAAGTAGGCTCAAACACAGTAGCGGAAGTTCGCACCTGGACTATCAACACAAATGCAGATGTTATAGAAGATACAGCTATGGGAGATACGGCAAGAACGTACCTTTCAGGTTTAACTTCTGCTGATGCTTCAGTTGATGTTTTTTGGGATGAGACAGATACAAATGGTCAGGTTGCATTAGCACCCGGGTCTTCTGTAACTTTAGTTTTATATCCAGAAGGCGGCGATAGTGGTGATACTTATTACACTGGTACGGCAATCGTAACTTCAAAATCCATAACAGGATCTTTTGATGGAATGGTTGAAGCTAGTATAAGTGCTACCTACACAGGCGCAGTAACAACAGCAACGGTGTAACAACATGAGCGCAATAGATAGAGCGGTCGCCCACTTCAACGAAATAGAGATTAGATCTCTTAGCGTTGAAGAATGGGGCGATGAGAGTGGCCCATTAGTCATCTATGCAAAACCATTAACATTAAACGAAAGTCAAAAGTTATATAAGTTATCTAAGAATAATGAATTGGAGCTGTTGGCCTATGCCTTAATCCATAAGGCTATAGACAGCAACGGTGACAAGATGTTTACGATGGACGATAAACACAAACTTTTGAATAACGTAGATGTAACAGTTATGACAAAAGTTGGTTCCTGGATTATGGGTACTGACGATATGGAGACTGCTGAAAAAAAATAAGTGCTGATGCGGATCTATTCGCCCAATACGCATTGGCAGACAGGTTAGGTAAAACACTTGAGGAGTTAGGGGCGATAACAGTAGATGAGTTTGTCGGTTGGATGGCATATTTAAAAATATTAGAGGATAAAAAGAAGCGTGGATAAGTTTAAGATGGTGATAAGTGCTGTTGATAAGTTCAGCGCACCACTAAAAAAAGCAACCGCAATGATCGGTAAGTTAGGATCTGTAGCCGCAGG